GCCGTAGCGTGAGCCACCAAACGCTTTTGCCGCTGCTGCCTGCTGTGCATTTTGAAGTGCAGCCATTTGGCGTGACTGCTCAATGTCGCCCAATGTGCCTTGGATGACTTGCTGCTCATAGGGATTCATGAATTCTTGAATGTCAGCACCAGTGAATGGCTTGAGTCCAAGATTGACAAGTTGCTCTTCACCCTGCTGATACAGAGGATTAAATTCAGCAAACTGCTGAACTCCAAGGCCGCTAGCAACGCTCTTTGCCTGCTCAAGATTTCTGAGGTACTGCTCTTTGATCTGTGGATCAATGCTTGTTGTTGCTGTTTGGCTGCCGCCGCTGTCTTTGCTCATTTCTTACCCCTTAAACTGTTTCGCCATTTTCACGAATGAATTTTGTATCTGTTCCCAATGTGTCAAACAATGACATCCAAAACTTTTCAAGTGGCTTGAATATCCAACCCCATTTATTTTCGCCGTAATACCACTTGGCGTAGCACACCGCTGGATCAGCGAATGTCTTAACCACAAAGAAACTAAATAACTTTGATTTACGCATCAGTGGGATAAAGACTTCAGCCAGTTTGTAATAGCCGCGCTTGTTTCTTTCGGTGACTTTTTCATCACGATAACGGCGCACAACCCTGTCCATAGTGCCGTCACCATAGCGAGCCTCAAGCATGATGAAACAGCAACCACCGCCGCCTCCACCGCCGCCAGCGCCGCCAGTTGCGGATCCTGCTGTGGTTGCGGTTGCTGTAGCGGCAACTCCTGCCGCGCCACTTCCCATGCCAGCCAATCCACCGCCTACAGAGCCAGGTGACGAGCTAGTACCTCCAACGCCAGCCGCCGCAGCAGCGTTTGCCGCATTCTGTGCCGTAGTAGTGGCATTGGCAACTTGACCAACAGTACCCTTGCTTGCAATTCCTGACATTGGACTTCCGCTGGTGGAGCTGACACCGCCGCTTGAGGTAGTGCCAGGCCCATCAATGCCAAGCACATTCATTAAAACTTTTATGGGCAATGGCATCATCAAGTTGACAAGATTTGGCACTGTCATGGCATCAATGGCGGCTTTTTCGCCTGGCGTCATCTGAGCAAATGCCGCTTGTGCTGCCGATTGCTGTGCAGCAACGCCAGCGTTACCACCACCACCAAATTTAGTTAATTCAGCGTTAAATTTATTAACTGCCTGATTCTGAGCTGGCGTGATGTTGTAAATCTCAGGTTTATATCCACCAGTAGCGTCAAGCAATCCTGACGGCACTTGCTCAGTCTGTTGCATCTGAGACATGATCTGCTGATAGCGGTTTACTGGTGACGCGTCAAGAAGACCACCACCAAATTGAGGTGGCGGCAGATTTGTCCATCCCTTACCCGCAATCAAATCTTCATATGCCATTTACAAGTCCTTGCTAAGTACAAACCACTTTGGCTTGTAACCCCTGTCCTTTAAGAATGTCTTTTCCCAACCCTTACGGCCAGCCAAAGACACTCGCGTGCAACCCATACTCTCACCCCATGATTCCACCAAAGGTTGCATCAATCGGAGTTCATCTAGGTCGCCGCCAGCAAGAAAGAAATGCAAATTCTTGAGTCGCGGGTAGACAATGATCTCAGTCACTATCACAGAGTTATCAGCAGGCCACAGTTGAAATCTGCCTTTTTTGAGTCCCTCTGCAATGTCCTCAATTCCATGAGTTCCACCAGAGTATTCTAGTGCCGCCTCAACGTGATGGCGCAGTCTCTGCAAATCCTCTTCGTCTGTCAACGCTTACCCATCGCCACGACATCAAATCGATTCACGCCAACGCGCCAATCTTCCAAAACTGCGCCTGTGTACTTGACTTTTACCTGACGACCAGCAAACCGCACATCGGTTGGCTGCGCCGCTGGATATGGACCATGACTTGTTTCTGTTGATGTCGGGTACATCCGCGACTTGAAGCTGATCTGTACCTCGCCAAGCGTTTGCTCATCGGGGATCACCTGACGCACCGACATGATGTTTTCGCCAACGCCAATCTCGTATGGTCCTGACTCGGCATAGACAGAGCCTGAGTCATAGTCAAAGCCAACCTCATGCTCATAAATGTAGCCGTCAGATGACACCATCAGAGGATTCAAGTACACACCTCGGTCAGTGCCTGCTGTGCGAGATAGTAAGCCTATATTCCAGTGCGATTCGCGGTAGTTGTAGATGACATAGGAGTCAACTTCGTTGCTGGCGCTGGATGGGTAAAACCACCATATCTCGCCATACTTGCTATTGTGTACGGCGTACACCTTGCTGACTTGGTTGTAGTTCATGTTCTGAAACACATAATCAGAGACATCGCAAGGCAAAGGCTTGACATAGCCGTCAAATAACCAAAAGCCTGATGTAGACATCCACATCGCGGCAGTGTCGATGGCCGCTACAGCCTGAGATGAAATCAATCCGCAACCTGATCCAGCCTTTTCAAAAGCATAGACGTATGGCAGTCCGACATAGCTGGCGGTATGCACATCAACATCTGTAAACAGCAAATTGATGCCGCGCACCCTTTTGCCTGCTTTCAATGAGCCAACTGTCTGCAACTCAAAGTCACCCGCCTGATTTGTGGCGGCTGCCGTCCATACAGTATCGTTTTCTTGGTCACACCACTTCACCAATCTAGGGTTGCTAGACGCACCCAAGGCAAAGATAAATCGCTCGGCGGTGGACATTAAAGCCTGACATCCTGTTGGCGCGTTGGTGATGGCCGCAGCCAGCGTTGGCGTTGTAAATCCCAACTGCCACTCGTAGAGTTTGCCATCAGCATTAGAGCATCCAATCAAGTATTCGCCCCAAGTGTCCAAGCTCCAAGTCGTTGCTGGTGTCGTTGTTCCAGTATCAGGACGCGCTACGCCATACGCATAATATCCATAGAAGTTTGCCCCATAGCCAGTATTGATGGCGGCACTAGCTGTGCCTGCTGTGAAACTTGTTGGCGTGATGTCCTTGAGCGTGCCTGCCTCATTCATGGCGTAGAGCTTGGAGTGTGTGCCAGCAGCGATCCATCGATCTCCGCTGTTATCCCGCCAAGTAATTAAAGCTCGACACGATCCTGTCATCTGACTGCTGGAGCGCTTGCGCCAGCCGCCAATGGGTCTGAGTGTGTTCTCAAACCAACGTACCAAGTTGGCGTCAAACCATCGGCCAGCAGACTGGTATTCAGTGCCGTTCCGGTACACACCTGGTGGAATCTTTAGAGGAATGAGTGCCATAGGTCAATTATGCGGTTTCTGTAGACAAATTGGACACAAAAGAAAGTGTGGCAATGACTGATGGCACTACTGGCCTAGTCGGTGAGCTGCTGGCTGCATAGTGTTCAATACTGACACCAACATCTGTTGGCCGCCACATAATCTCCACATAATCATTGGCCGCCAAACTGACAAAGAAGTTAAGCGCGGCAACAATGTGATATGGGTCGCCGACACCTTTCCTTGGCGCAAAGCCAAATCTGCTGTTTGACTTGTCAATGTTTGTGCCGTTTTTACGAAACCACACATCCACATCTTGAGATGCATTGGTGGAATTGGTCAACTGGATGCTGAATTGGATGTTGTAGATGCCAGCCTGAGACACATTGAGTCTTGACGAATTCGACAAGGTGACACCATTGCTGAAGTCGGTAGTGTCAAAGGTGATGGCATAAGCCGTTGTCGTATTGGCAGCCACTTGATCTGTGCCGTCTTGAAACGCGCCATATGGGTTGTTGATGTACTTACCACCACGCGGTCCGAGGATCGTTGCAAAGATAGCCGTCAGCTTGGAGAAGTAGACATTCAAGCCGCCAAATGAAGTACCGAAAAATCCTTGGTCATAGGCAGGCGCAGGCGAGCCAAGGTTTGGCTGCGCTGGTGTCGTTATCTGCTGACCAAGGTTTAGTGCCATTATGCAAACGCTCTTGTGCCTGTTTTGTCAATTATCAGCGCCATGGCGCGAGGATCGGCATCCTCAGTATTTGGAATACTGACATGAGTCCAGCGATCAAATTCGCGGATGACTTGGTCGTATTCCAAATCAGAGCCAATGATTGCTCTGACTACTTCATCTGGCGTCATGCCTGGCACTCGTATATCGGCAGCGCAACCACGGCGATGCTGTGATTTGTCGCTTGAACCCACTGCCTTGTTTACCTCGGCACACCTAAATGCACTATTGACAATGATCGGTTTACCGCCAAGCACTTTCTTTACGCCCTCTAAAAATTCAGCCAAACGATACAGGTTGGCTAATTCATCTTCATTTGGCGTATTGTCAAACTCGCGGTGATCGGTATGCGTCAACTCTTCTAAAGTAAAACTTGGTGATAAGTTCATTTTGTAGTCCTCATGGTTTCGTAGGTTTGGATGCAGGCGTTGAGCTTGCGGATGGCGGTGTCTCCCTCGGCTGCGATGGCGACAAGATCGTCAGCAGTCTTTCGGTCAAGTTCGGCTGATGCTGTTCCGCTGTTATCTCCGCTGGCAGTGGCGGTATCACTGGTGGCTGATACGGCGCACTCGGGGGCTTTGACAGGAATGAACAGCCTGCGCTCGCCAGTAGCAATATCAGCGCGTAGCTTGTCTTCTTTAGCCTTTGCAACATTGTTCGCCTTTCGTAATGTCTGACCATAACTCTGTACCACTTGCGCCATTGCCTGCTCAGTCTCCCTCGCCTTGGCGTTCAGCGCAGCAATCTCGACTTGCTGTCGCGTGTACTCGTCATGCTCACCCTTGAAGTATCCACCGCCAAATGATGACAGTACCGCCATCAGTATGCCGAGGATCACCCAAGGGTTAAACAGACTCATGGTGCTGGTGGCTCATTGTCGTTGGCCTCTGCCTTGGCGCTTGCGTTGGCAATTGCTTTGACACCAGAGCGTCCAGCTACACCACCAAGTACCCCAGTGATGAAGACCATAATGGTCGATATCTGTTGGGTATATACGCGGTCTATGGCCGCCATTTGGCCGTTCATTGGTTGTTGAACGAATGATACTGAGTAGAGAAACATACCCATGGAGGCCAGCAGAATGCTCACCAAGACCACGATAACGAATGCCCATACTCTGACTTCAATCTCGTCAGCACTCAGCCGGTTACTAGGTTTATATCCAATGGTTGCCATTACTTCTTCTCCTCGGTTTTAACTAGCATCTCAGGACAAGTGCCTGACGCTGTACAAATTGGTGGCTTGCATTCGGCATTTTGCCAATTCAATGGATCTTGGCATGGGTAGCGGTAGCGATCATCGCAGCCAGTCAGCACCACCAGCAAGACCGACAGAATCCAAATCTCATACACGTTCATTTGTCCTTATCCTTTCGCTGTTGAGCCTCAATCTGCCGCCTTAACTTTTCGACTTTTTCAAGCTGTTGCTTGACATCATTCTTTACTTGCAAGATATCCATATACAAAATGGCTGCCATCGGGATCATCAGCCCTACGAGAATTACAGCCGCGATCCAGCCCACTATGTCTTCCCATACCGATTCACGAACAGGAGCCACAGCCACAGGTACAGGAGGAATATAGTAGTCGCTACTAGGTACGCTACTTTTAGCTGGAAGTTTCTTTCCTCTTCCCTGCGTTGCCATAACTCCTGCCTATTTTTTGCTTCCTCTTTTAGTCTAGCTTTTTCCTGTTCCTCCGTGATGACTTCTCGCATTTCATAGGTCTTTGAATACAGATCAGCAAGGCCAGGAGTTTGGTACACCATGATCTCCCTAATGGTTGTTGAGAGTTCCTCCATCTGCTGCCTACACATCACGCGATTCATCGCGCTTTCCATCATCTGTGCGTTGCTGACGCTGGGATCGTAGACCTTGGCCTTCTCTTCCTCAACTCGCAGATATTCAGTTAACTGGTCTTGCAGGCTCCAGAATTTACTGAGTTGCTTAATGATGTCGGCCAGCGCTTGTGTCTCGTTGTAGGCAACAAACTTTTCTCTCTTCTTTGCCACAGGCTTTGTGCTTGCGGCTGGCGCTGAACCAAACAGCTTTTGCCACCAAGATTTAGCAGCCTTGGCGTCCCCAATAACTTCTTCAACTGTGCTTTTGACTTCAAGAAAATTTGTCTTGGCATCGCGGTACATTGAGCAAAGCTCTGTAATACCAGCCACGCAGGCGTTTGCAGCGAATAGGAGGCTGATGGGGTCCACATCGTTACATCCCCAATAGTTTCTTCACGATGTCGGCGGCCACGCCTGGTCCAAACAAGATGGCGGCAATGACGATATAGAGCTGAATCTCAATCTTCTGCATCCTGCCCTTGCCACTCTCCAACTTTTCTTCGATAGATTTATATCTCTCATCGCAGATCGCTTGGTGGACGGCGAACTCCTTTTCAATGGAGTCACTCATGGCATTGTGACCTTGATTTGGTCAGTGGTAGTTGCCGCATCAATGGCCGTTTGCATGGCGGCGTATTTGTCACGCACAACTTGACGAGCAGCTTCTGCCGCTATTGCTTCAGATGGAATCGTTGCCTTAATATCCAAAGGCGCAAACTCAGCAGATCGTGCTGTGCGTCTAGCATCATGGGCTATGTTCTTTGCTTTAGTTATGTTGATGGTAATCATTCTGAATATTCCCATGCGTTACGAAATGTTCTGTCTGATGGAATGTCAGCTACATCCACAATCTTGAATGGCTTACCAGCAGGAACATCCTTGGCGGCAATTTCCTCAATGGTTAAACCGCACTCAACGGCTGGAATGATGACTGCTACGCCATCGTCTGTTGGGTAAATGATTCTTGAGTTCATGGTTGTCCTCTATCTAAAAACTGAAACACAGACTGTATTTAACTCAATTAAGGATCCATCAGCAGTGCTTCCTGTAAGTATTTGCACAGAACCTGTAAGTGAGCCAGAGGGTGCAATACACGCTTGTCTAGCAACTTGACTTGCTTGACCAACTGTCAAGCCAACTGTTGAATAGTTTGCATCGGGCATTGAAGTAGTAAAGTTAACTGTGTAATCCCCTGTGCCATTATCAGTAACACTTGACACATTGCCACTTGCACGAATAATTGTTGCTAAAGTGCAGTTGCCGCTTGTTGTTCTTGATGTAACAGAAGTAACCACAAACTGATTGGCATTAGTAACAGAAGTTACTGTAAATGCTTCTTGGGATGCGGTTCCAGTTTGAAATGTTATGTTAACAGTTTGTCCTTGAATAAGTCCATGACTAGTAACACTAACAGTAATGGCAAATGCTGACTGACTGTAAGTTCCAGTTAATGCTCCAGCACCATTAAAGTTCACCCAAGCACGACAGCCATAAGCAATAGCAACAGAACCATAGCCTGAGTTAAATTGCAGATTGGCACTAGAGTCAATCCGCATAGCCTCCGCACCGCCTTCAGTAAAAGCAATGGTGTCAGCGGCAGGGAAGAAGATACCTGTGTTTGTGTCGCCTGTTGCTGTGATTGTTGGCGCAGCCGCAGAGCCTGCCGCCGCTGTTAATGTTCCGCTAATTACAGCAGTACCAGCAACAGTCAATGTCTTACCCGATCCAATGTTCAAGCCAACTGATGTGCCTGTACCGGCAGCCGCAAACAATGCGTCCACCAAATCTAGGTCAGTATTAACTTTAGTTCCCCAGGTATCGGTTGACGCACCTACCTCTGGCTTCGTCAACAATAGGTTGGTGGTGGTGGTATCTGCCATTCTTTAATCCCCTTTACGCGGCCTCTTGCCAAGTGATTGAATTGTCCGACAAATCAGTCCAACTTTCTGATGTGTCTGAAATTGATGTCCAGCTCTCGGATGTGTTTGGTATAGATCCCCAACCATACCCGATCATTGTGCCAACAGCGCCAATAGATTCAACGCCAATTATCCCTATGGATATGACATTTGATACGCTGTCTACAGCTCCTGTGCCATTTACTCCAGTAATGGCTTGAAATGTTATAACCTCTGCGCCCATAGTGCCAACAGCACCAGTTGCGGCGTTGCCGGTGATGATTGGTGAGACTAGGACTGAGTTGACAGCGCCAGTGGCTGCATTGCCTGTAATGTCAACAGATACAGTTAATCCGACAGTGCCGACATTACCAGTGGCAATAGTCCCATCTTCTTGGATTGATCTGTCAGCCAGCAGTGTACCAACAGCGCCAGTGCTGACATTGCCAGAAATGACTAAATTTCCAATGTTATAGGGTCCAATTCCATAATGACCCGAACCATAAGGGTAGCCTGATGATGCAGCCGGTGCTGCCGCAAATGACCATCCTGTATTGTTCCCACCATCAGTAGAATTTGCGCCTGCGTACCATGCCGCCCCACCTGTGGCTGTAGACCTACTGATAGACAAAAAGTCTGAATCCACAGTACCGCTTGCCTTGGATAACGTATGGCTTGCCGCCGTTACTGAGCCAATGGTTAAAAGTCTTGTGGATTCTCCACTGGCATTCCAATCGGCAAATGTGCTAGTTGTTGCCGCCGTAAACAGGATAGACGTTGCACCAGTGGTTTTATAAGTATTGGTAATGTTGCTAAATGTGTTTGAGCCTGTGATGGTCAATGCACCAGCGCCACCTTGGTTTAGTGTGCAGTTAAACGTAGAACCACCACCTACAAATGTCTTGGCAGTAGCGGCAGTCATGGAGATTGTGCCTGTGCCTGTTCCTGCTGTTGTAGTAAATCCTGTTGGTGCGGCGTTATTAAATGCAGTTGTTGAGGCTGTTGGGCAGACTAATGTTCCACCATTAAAAGTTAAATTTTTTGTGCCTGTGGCGGTTGTAAAAGAAGTTCCAACAGTATATGTAAAGCCATTTAAATCTAATGTGCCACTAGTTAATGTTGTTGCT